CGGCTGAACCGGTTCGCGACAGACGGAGCATTTAATCATTTTTCCCCTCTGGTTCCTTATAGGAACCGCAAACATATTTACGATTGTAATATTTGCCAATCTTGCAATAATCGGTATTTGTAACCGCTGGATTAGTACAAATTCCGGAGAGGGCATCGCAAAACGTACAATCTTTCTTTTCGTTCATTTCTATCACGTCCTTGTTATCCTGTTCCGCGGCCTGATTAACTCGCGTCTACGCCTCTTGATCGCCGTGCGCTCGTCTTCGCTTTTGGACCGTTGCGGCCTACTCATCGCACCGTACCTGATTGATTCAGGCGCGTGGGTCAATTCGTGAGGTTCGGCTGCAACATCCTCAAGTATCTTATCGTCGTGTTGTATCGCTGGTAGTGTCCTGATGGCGTTGGGGCAGTCCTCGGTGATAACCAACAATGGGTCAAGTTGGATAATGTTGTCATCAGCGTCCACATCGTAAGGAGCTAACAACTCCCTGACTCTGCGCCAACCTGGTATTCTGCGATTATCGGCAGGGATAAGGTCGTTTAATCCTGCTGCCATCATCGTTTCGGCCTCGGTCTCACCAGTATCTTTGTCTTTATTCCTTTGCCACAAGTCCGGGCTTGCTACCGTGTAGCTGATATGCTCATCTTCCGGGCTGTTTTCCAATATCCGGAGTGCCGCCCTGGTTAGACTCAACCCGGATTCGTAAAGCTCGCGATATATGTAGCACTTGCCATGACTATCAATTGCCCACCAATAACAGGCCAACATATCAAGTCCGTAATCTATGCTGCGAAACTTGTTCCACCAGGGGGGCGGGGCGAACGGCGGAATAACGTGCTTTTCGCGCCTAAACTCCGGATAGAACTGACCGGAGAATATATCCCAATCGCCATACAAAAAAGCTTTTTTTTGGTCCGGTGGAAGGTTTTCCAGCCGTCTAACGTATGCTGGGTCATTAGCCATTAAAATCGGATTGTCATAGACCGTCGCAGCGATAAACTGTATACGGTTGCCTGTCTCTTTGTCTATGACAACCGTCTTGCCGTAATCAGTACCGGTAACGTACCTTTCCTTGACATAAGAATGACCAATTCCTCCAGGGTTAGCCGTAGCTCTGAACCTGGGGGGAAACCCCTTCGGCGAACGCAAGCAGGACAATAACACCTTAATAGAGTAATCTGACATCTTGCACAACTCGTCTATCCCAATCCAATCCATTGACCGGCCTTGATACTTGTCGGCGTCTTTGTCGTTGCTGACGTACCGAAAAAAGACCTTTGTGCCATTAATCATTTGGGCTATGTG